TAATCGTTTGCTTTTTGCCATGCTTTTAAAGCATTTTCGCCTTTAGCCGCCGCCGCCGCTTTCATATCTTCAGTTAAGGCTTTATAAATTTTATTAACATTTTGTTGGCCTATAGTTCTTGAAATTTCGCCCGCAGGATTTTTTAAACTTTCTCCAAATCTTGTTCTTAATTCTTTCAACGTTCTATAATCTACACCTTTTTGTAAATCTTTAAGAATAGAATTAAAATCACTATATCCCATAAAATTTTGTATAGCTTTACTGCCAGAACCCGCCGCTGAAAGTTCTGCAAAAAGCTCGTTTGTTTTTGTTGTTACAACAGGAGTTTCTGGCGGTATTAAATTATCTACTTTTTTATAAAGTGCTTCTTGTACATTTCTAAATTTACTTTTAAACAGGTCAGCCCCCGCCCTTATGTCGCCACCCGCTTCTTCCATGGTTTTTATAGTGCCTGTTCTGTTTGCAACATCTGTCGCTACTTCTTGCGCTCTATCTATTATTTTTTCTTTTGATTTTGTTATTATGCCACCAGAAAGAGGGTTAGCCTCTAACCCTGCTTCTAACAATGCTTGCGGTCTGCCCATCATACCAAGATTTGGCTCTATGCCTAACTTTTCAGCAGATTGAGCCGCTTTCATCCTGTCAGTAACTTCGCCGACTTGTCTTGGGTTTACCCTGCCTGCAGTTAACGTTTTCATCGTTGGGGCATACGCTGTTTGCCTGCCTAGACTGGCCACACCGCTAGAAACACCTGTTGGTAAAACTGGCATTTCCAACATTATACCCATATCTCTAGCTAATTTTCTTTCTTGGGTTTTATTACCGCCAAGTTCACCAATTAACCCTGCCAAAGCATTTACACCTGTTGCTAAACCAGACAGCCCTGCCATTGCCGCATCGCCACCTCGTTGCAGAAGAGTTCTGTCAGGAGCAACCATGCGCCCACCGTATCCAAAAAAAGCTTCTCTTGGATTTCTTGTGGCGTATTCTATAGTGTCACCAAAACGCTCTTCATAAACAGGGTTTGCCCTTCCGCTATCAAAAGCCAAAGGTGTCATGTCGCCACTTTCAACTTTTTGCTTTGCCAGATAGTTTTCAAGTTTTATTCTAGCCTGTTGTTCATTAACCACATTTTTAATTCTATATGGTCGCCCTGCGTGTTCTATTACAAATTCAGCCATTAATCTATCACCGTTTCCGTTACATCTTCAGTTACGATTGGATTAGTTTCTGAAACAACGTTTGATGTTCCCGCTATTTCAGCCTTTAAAGCATCTACGTCTATAGGTGGAACGGGAGCGTAGTTTTCGGTATTTCCTGATAGTAATTCACTCAAACGTATAGCTTTTGTTTCCGCAACATTAATACCATCTGTTAAATACTGTTTTATTTCTTCCATCTGTTTTGTAAATTGTCGAGTTGATTGTGAACGGTCTAAATTAATGAGTGCATTTGTTGCGACTGATAATTCGGTTTCAGTAATAGCACCCGCGCCTTTAAGAGATTGGAATGCCTGTTCGCCCAAGGTATCAGCAAATTGATTTATTAAAATAACAAGGTCGTTTTTATCAGGGTTCGCAAAAGTATTTCTTACTCCTTCAATTCTTCCAGTTATGCCTGCCAAAATTGGATTATCTATGATAGCTTGCGCCCTGTTCACAACCTGATTAGCTTTAA